ATGTAAATTTCGTTAGGATCAGGTTGATTGGCCTGTTCTTCCATTGCTTTTGCTTCTTCTTCCGTGGGCTTAATAACGCCCATGGTCACCAGTTGACGGCGGTAGAACTCGCGCAAGTCTCCAAGACCTTCGCCTTCCATATTATGTAAAGCGGTGGCAGTCAAAACCTTGATAACTTCGGGGTCTTGAGTGACCGCCATCATTTGCGTGATTGACCGGACAATGGCTGCACGCTTGGAAGATGAAGAAGGACCAACATCGACAAAAACGTCAAAATCTGCTTTAGAAATATCGTTTTCAAACTCAAGTTCGCCTTCTTCGTTGAGAATGGGCTTTAGTAGTTCAATGGGCTCGGTCTTGCCTTGGCTGTTTACGCCTTTCATTTTTCGATTGGGCTCTACATAGACTTCTTTAGCCATGGAGAGATATATCACGCCGCCATGCTGCTTTGCCTTGGCGTGATTGCTAACGTAGATAAATGTCTGAGTGTCCAGGCGGTTCTGGACCATCTCCACGGCCTTGCCAGACACGTTTGCGGTGATTTTGTCGCCTTGTTCCTGGTTGCCCAACACATCCCTAATATCTGCCTCTGACATTTGAAGCAGTGCGGCCAAAGCGGGCGGGATTTCGGGCGATTTCGTGTATCCAACAGCTCCAGCTGGCGCGGAAGAACCATCAGGCCCCGTGACGGGGTTTACTAGCAAGTAAGGATAATTCTTGATGTTGTCCTCGGCCCACATATTTTGGTGGCCAGAGACTTGTTCGGGCACAAAAATAGGCTTTTCAACGCTAGAAATGGCGCTGATTTCGGCCAATTTTGACCGTTGCATGTTTGCCAGTCGTTGCGCGTCCTTGGCAATGCGCACATGACCGGCGCAGCGCTCGATATTGTCAATAAACCAGCGTTTTCCGTAAACCGGAACAATAGGAATGTATTTTCCGGCGATATATCCACAATCTTCCAGTATTTTGTTTCCAGAAAGAATGTATTTGTGGACTTTTCGCTTGTTTATTTTCTTTTTTCGCTTTTCTTTATACCCGCCGACCTTCAATTCAAGGATTTTTGTGTCGGTCAGTTGCTCGTCAGTATATTTTTCCTCTTCTTCGTCTTCGTTTTCAAACACTCGGACGGCGGTGCTGACAGTCTCAACCCTGTAATACTCAGCCACATACACAACATCAGGCGTTGACCAGTCAAATTGAAGCTGCTGGATTTCTTTGGGCCAGGTTGCAGGGTCATCATTCCATTGCTCAATGTAGGCGTCATGGGTCATGCTGCTTAGAACAAAGCACCGAGTAGCATCCGCCTTGTCTTGACGCTTTGCTTGCAGATCGAAGAACACGCTTGAGTCTGCATCATAGATAGGCTCTATCCTAATGCGCTGCGTTTCGCTATCGTCTTCCTCATTTTCATAGCAGGCCCGCAGCCTCCAGGCCCCAAAGCCTCCACCTACGGCTTCTTCAAAGGCGTTGTCAAAGGCTTCTTCTGCGGCGCTGTCTTGTTCATCCGCCCGATACAGTTTGTTGCAGGTTTCGGCCAAGGAATCGTGTTCTTTACCTTCCTTGGAGACAAAATTAACGGTGATGCGGTTTGAGCGGTATTCAGAAAAAATACGCTGAATAGCCAGTGCAATCTTGTTTACTTCCATCTTCGGGCGATTTTCAAATTGCTCGCCTAAAGGCCCTTCCCACTGAGCGCCAGCAATAGAATAAAAACGCCGGTCTTGCAGGCATTGGAGCCTTTCGTTTTGCATGGCAGACTGGATCTTGTCGAACTCAGCCATTGCCTCTGCATGGATATCTACCATCTTGACACCACCGGAAGGGGTATTACGTTATTTGAGCGGATTGATGGCATTTTTTGAACCATCTGGATAGCGTCAAACATGGGGTCCATCTGGTCATCGTGCGCGCCCGTCGGAAAAGATGAAGCCTCAGACACAAAGTCAAATACAAAAGCCGCGTCTTTAGGAAGAAAGACGTTTCCAGATGCAATAAACGGCGCTGAATCCATTCCACGAGACAATTTATCCCTTTGTCGATATATCGGCAAGACTGGGATGCCTTCTCGCCGCAGTGTTTGAATCAGGCCAGTACCCGAAATTTTGTCTTCTACGTACATGCCGCGGATGGTACCTTTTGCGTTCAGGTGCTTCATCCAAAACTGCCGTCCGATACTTAAAAGTTCAGGGGCTTCCCATTTACCCCTTGCTTGATCGATCAGTATGGCGGCGCCAGAAGTTGATCTACCCCAACACTGGAAAACAGAGTAGTCGTTTTCCTCTTTGGTCTTTTGGGCTGTATCTGCCGTGATAAACTTAAAATCAAGCTCAGGAAGATTGGACCAATACTGAAACCATGCTTCTTTAATAATACCACCACCACGCGGGGAGGGGGATTGTTGAAGTTGTCCAGCAGCCCCATACGGCCCAAGTGTCTTTTCAAGAACCACAACTTCGTCTTCAGAGAAACGTTCGGGAAACATAAGCTCCCCTTCCTTTTCTCTCGGATCGGTCCAGCCTATGCTGGTGGTGCAGCGTCGGCTGGGATTAAAACGCATAGGGATGCACAAATGCACATAAGGCAATTCCATATCCAAAATAACGCCGGAAGTGTCTTTTTCGTTCAACCGCTGCATGATGACAACAATGGCAGACTTTTCATTGTTGACGCGAGTGGGCAGGGTCTCCAGAAAGATAATCTTTGACCTTTCCAGGATAGCTTCTGAATTGGCATCAGAAGCTGCTATAGGGTCATCCAAGACAACCCTGTCACCACGGCGCCCGGTCATGCTCTTGAAGGCCCTGGCAAGCCTGAATCCGTATGACCCGTTCCCGAACTCCATCTTGCCGTCAAGATCAGCAACAATGTCAATCGGCCACAGGTTTCGATACCACTCGGACCTGATTAATTCACGCATAAGACGTGAATCTCGTATCGCCAAGCCTTCTTCGTGCGCAGTGCCAATTATGCGCAGATCAGGACGATTCTGCGGACCCCACTCCCAAGCTGGCCAGAAGACGTTACACAGTAAACTCTTCATCGAACCAGGAGGGACGTTTATCAACAACCGTGTTATTTCACCACGAGTAATCGCTTCTAAGTGAAGACAGATGGCATCCATTGCCCATCCCCACTTCAACTCAGTCACAGGCTCAATTACCCGCCACGCCCTCTTTACAAAAGCAGCAAGGCTTCTCCTGCACAACTCTCTTTCTGCAAACAGAATATCTAGTTCTGTAAGTATCATTTATTTTAGGTAATAGGTAAGGCCATGGGGTGATAATACCCCATTTGAGCCAGAATAGCGTTCTACAGCCCTGCACACTATCCCCACTCCTACCGTCTAGGTTCCCCTAGTGCGGTGCAGATTCGATTTCCAGAGCGCCACATATCGCTGGGCTAAACGTCCATCACCGCTGTAGCTCTGTTCCTGGAGTGCCTCTGCAAGCCTCACGCGCTGGCCTTCAAGCGCATCTCTTTTCTTCCCCGCAGCCGAGACATGGCCCTTAGTTCGCCGGGAGTGCGTATTACACCTACAACACTACCCTAAAAAAAATAAACGCGCAAATTTTTGGTGGTTGTATGGCGCATAGATGAAAGTTAGAAAGTGTTGTGGAGGGGCTTCCAATTTCTTTGCCACTAACGCCTTCGTCGATGGCATACCCCTACCCCACCGCCACCCACCCGCCGCCGCTTGCCGTGGCCTCGCAAACCTGTGGCGCAAATACAACACCTGTTGCGCAGGAGCAACGTTGCGGCAACGCGACACCTGTGGCGACAATCCAACGTGGCGGCAAAGCAACACCTGTTGCGAAAATACAACACTCTGCCGGACCGGCAATACTTGCCGCTTACGGCAAAAATTGCCGCCTACCGGCAATGCTTGCCGATGCCGTAAATTGTCACTTAGTGTCGCCGTTATTCGGCACATTGTCAGCCGCCGCCACAACCAGGGCTTCGGCTCTGGCGCTGCTCAGCTTGCTGGCCCTTTCGGGAGAGCAGGAAGGGCCCTTGCCCCTCCCGCTCTGGCCCTGGTCAACCGTGCACGAACCGCTGCACGTACTGTGCATCACGCTCCACCTCGCGCAGCAATTCGCTGTCCCATCCAGCGAAGATCTCGCCGGCGGTTTGATCGCGCCCATTGCGCATTTGTGCGCCGTTACCATCAACGGTGACACGCACCGCGCCGTTGCCCATGATGCGGACATTGCGGCCATTACGCGACTTGTAGCAAGAGGCAACGTAGTTTCGGACGGCGGTCTTTTCGGTCTTTGTCATTTTAGGCTCCTGTCCCTATCCCGGGCGCGGTTGTCGTGTATCGACAATCTAAACTAAAGCATTATGCGTGCCAGGCCGAAACGGCAACTGCTCGCCCCACAAGCCCCACAAGGCCACAACGAAAGCTGCCGTAAATTGTCACTTAGTGTCGCCGTTATGCGTCACATTGTCCGACGCTGCCACTATCGCAGCCAGCACGTCCGAAGAAAGGCGTGTTGCATCGACTGAGGGCAGCAGCGGCCCGAGGTCGTGGCCCGCTATTGCTTGTATTGCGCGCCCATCGAGACGGTCCCCTATCTCTTTGATCGCAGACAAGTCTCCTTGCGCCGCCGCCTCAATGAGTTTTAGCGCTATCTGCTGTAGAGCGTCCTGTCCACGTGCCCTAGAACGATCATCAAGCGCCCTATCAATCGCGCTACGCCACCTCGTGCCACGCGCTGCATTGCTATTACCCTTTGGTGCGCCCATACAACCTCCGCATTATGTCAAATG